CTATTGCGGAACGACGATCTCCTCGCGGCGCGGCCGCTGCCCGTCCCTGGCAGGAATGAGCACGACGATCACGCAGACCGCCTGGCCGCCGCGCTGCTCCAGCGAGGCCTTGGCCAGCGTACCGCCATTGCGCTGGGCGATGTCCTGCCCCACCGCATTGCAGTTCGCCTGCACGTTGACCAGGACCTGCGGCGCAGCCGGCGGCGCCGGCTGGAAAGGCGCGGCGTCGGCGGCCGGCGCGAAACCGAGAGCAAGGGCTGCGATGAGGATGCGGAACCTGTTCATGCCGCCAGTCCTAACGCAAAGCCGCTGAACGGGGAATGAACAATTCGCCCCCGGGGGGCAGCCCCGCAACCCCGGACGCAAGCGGATGCACGCTTCCGCTAGCCGATACGGGTCGTGGCACGCATGCGGCCGAAGATGGCGAGCAGGCCGGAGATGGCGGTGATCGCCTGCAGCAGCGTGTCGGTCAGCGCCGCGTTGTCGAGGCCGCTCACCGGCAGGCCGACCACGGCCGCGGCGGCGCTGACGACGGACACGATCGATGCCCAGATCGTGCGTGAGAGATACCAGGGCTTCTGGTCGTTCATTTTACTTTCCTTTCTTCTAGAAGAGCTGATGCACAAGCACTGCCGCGTCGCCGGGGCCGTCCGAGGCGCTCAGCTGCGCGATGCGGAATTCTGCGGCGGCGGGCAGGCTTCCGAAGTCCGAGAGGATCGCCCCCGCCTCGTAGCTCCATTCGCTGGCCGAAACCTCGACGGAACGGAGCGCGGCCCCGCCCGGCACGGCGACGACGACGCGAAATGCATCGATAGCTTCGCCAATCGGCAGCACGCCCGAAATGCCGCGCGCGCCGTTGGCGCTGCTGCGCCGCTGCCAGGACAGGCGCACGCCGCCGTCATCCATGCGCCGGACACGCACGTGCACGGGCGCGAGCGGCCGGCGGGCGCGCAAGCCACCCACGGCGCTGAACGCGCTGTATGTCGCATCGCCGAAGATCCGGCTCACCGGCCCCACCCGCCAGTTCATGGCAAGGCCCGCTTCGCCGCTGCGCAGCCCGGCGGAGGTCACCGCGGCATCCAGCAGCACGAAGCGGCTGTCCGCCGCGGCGCCTGCGCGCATCGCGGCTTGCGTGCCGGCCTCGCCGCGCAGGAGCCCCGTCAAACGCCAGTGTGACGCCGCGATTTCCTGTGCCTGCTGGAACTGGAATATCTCCCATTCCCCGTTCAGCGCCTCGATCGCGGCAAGATTCGCCCCGGCGAGCAACTGAGCTTCGCTCACGCTTTCCAGTTCACCCGAAAGCAGCACCACCTCGATCGCGCCGGCCCTGTCGCGCCGCGCCTCGAAGCCCGGCGGAACCGGCAGGTTGAGGCTGCCCACCGTCGCGACCGAGGTGACGCTACCGCGCCGCTCGAAGCCGTCGCTCGTGGCAGAGGCATAGACGGCCTGGCTGCGCCACGGCTTTGCCCGCACAGCCAGCCGGAACTGCTCTTCCGGGCCGCCTGCGCCCGGCATCATCGGCAGGTCCATCGGCACGACCAGAGGCGGACCGACGGGATTTCCGGGCAACGGCGCCGGCGGCGGCAAGGTCGCGGCCCACGCCGTCGGCGGAATCGAGAACAGCTGCCGCGCCGAGATCGCCCGCGCTGCGCCCGTCTCCATGGTGGTGACGAGATAATCCAGATCGCGCCCGTCGCGCTCCAGCCGGATGCGCGTTCCCGGCTCGACATCCAGCCGCGTCGGCGCCAGCGCCAGATTCACCTGCTCGCGCGCCGACCAGCGCCGCCGCATCCAGTCGGCAAGCAGCGCCTCTGCCAGGCCCGGCTCGATCGCCGCCGATACGCTGATCAGTTCCTGCCCTGCATGGCCGCTGTCGATGCGCACCCCGCTCGCCGTCGCCGTCTGATAGGCCTTGAACGGATCGGAATAGGCAAGCACCGCCTCGGCGGGAATATCGTCCTCCACCGCGCGGACCCGTTCGAGCGTCGCGCCCCGGTCGTCCAGGACCAGGTCCCCGGCGTCGATCCTCTGCGCCGGACCTGCGGCTTCGGTCCCGATCGTCACCCTGTCTCCGGCGGTCGAGACGGCGAGCCCGAACAGGTCCGCCAGCGGCTGCAAGGCTCCGCGCGCCGTCGCCGGATCGGCAACCATATAGCCGGCCAGCGTGCCGTCGATGCCGCGCAATTCCGCCGGCGGAAGCCCATGATCGGCGAGGATGCCGTCGATGAGGTCGGCGAGTTCCACCGTACCCATCCGCCCCGAGATCCAGTGCCCGCGCAGCCAGTTCCCGCCATCGGCCCACACGTCGCCCCGCAGCGGAAAGGCCGGGAACGGCCGCGCGTCCCACGCCCAGCAATAGATGCGTTCGGCATCGACCATGCGGCCGCCATAGAGCGGCGCCACGGGATTGGCATCCTCCTCGAAGCCTGCCGCCTCAGGGTCCCAATGGTCGAAATGCGCGGCGAGGAGATTGTGCTGCGCCGTGTCTGAACGCCCGCCATTGGAGAAATGCGGGATCGCATTCTCCGACGATTTCGGATCGGGAAATACGTTCGGTTGGTTCGGCCCCTTGTCAACGGCGGGGCAGCCGAGTTCGGTGAACCATACCGGCTTCGAGCCCGGCACCCATGCGGTGGGCGTCGGCGATTCCGTCCCGCCCGGCCGGTCGTAGTGCGGATTCGACCACCAGTTGACGAGATCCTTGTAGCGGAAAACCCAGGGCTTGCCCGCCGCCCCGTCGCTGATCGGCGTGCGCATCCGCGCGGCACGGTCCTCCTGCGAGGCATAGTACCAGTCGTAACCCTCGCCGCCCGTGATCGCCGCCCGCAGCGCCACGCGATCGTACGGTCCGTCCGACCCATCCGGATTTCCGCCGTCCAGATCGCCGTCGCGCCAGTCGGCCAGCGGCATGTAGTTGTCGATGCCCACCGCATCGATGTCGTCATGCGCCCAGAGCGGATCGAGGTGGAAATGCACATCGCCGCTGCCGTCCGACGGCTGATGGCCGAAATACTCGCTCCAGTCCGCCCCGTAGGTGATCTTCGTCGCCGGCCCTACGAGCGTCCGCACCTCCTCCGCCAGATCGCAAAGCTCCGACACGAAAGGATAGGTTGAAGGCCCGTCGCGCAGCGTCGTCAGGCCGCGCAGCTCCGAGCCGATCAGGAACGCGTCCACGCCGCCCGCGGCTTCGGCAAGCGCCGCACAATGCAGGATCATGCGGCGATAGCCCCAGTCGCTGGCATCGCCGGAGAAGGTGACCGTTTCCTCCCCGACCTCGTAGTCGCCCGCGCTCGCCGTCCCGCAGAAGGCGGCAACCTGCATCGCCACAGCGAGCGTCTTGTCGACGCTTCCTGCAATCCCTGGCGCGGGTGTGCACGTAATGCGCCCCCGCCACGGATAGGCCGGCTGCCCGCCCTCGCCGCCATAGGGGTCCGGCAGCGCGTTCCCCGGCGCGATGTCCATCATCACGAAGGGATAAAGCGTCACCTTCAGGCCGCGCGCGCGAATCTCCGCGATCGCCGCGACCACACTCTCGTCGGAAGGCGTCCCGCCATAGGCCGGCGATCCGCTATCGGTGCTCACCTCGCCCGCCTCCGCGCGCGACAGCCCGGCCACCCGCCACGCCGCGCTATGGCCGCGCACCTCGGCATCCACCACCTTGGGCCGGATGCGGCAATTGCCGGCGCGCAGATCATCGCCGAACCACGTCACGACAAGCCCGACATGTTCGACATTGGGGCAGAGCGCCTGCAATTCGTCCAGCGAGGCGACGATGTCGGAGCGCGCATGCAGCACATGGCGGTTCTCCGCCTTGTGCTCGCCCTCCGATATCTCGCGCGTCACCGGCTCGGGCATCAGCCCGTATTCGGTGGAGCCCGGAATGAGCGCCACCGCGCGCAGGCGATTTCCCAGCCCGCCGACCGGCCGCATCACCTCGAACTGGAACTGCGGCACCCGGTTGCCGAAGGTTTCGAGCGGCAGCCGCTCGAAGACGATATAGGCCGTGCCGCGATAGGCCGGCGCATTGCCGCTTCCCTGCTTGGCGAGGATCAGCGGATCGGCGGCCTGCGTGGCCGTGCCGCGATGCACGCGGAATTCGGTCCCGTCCAGGTCGAGCTCGCGCCCGTCCGCCCATATGCGCCGCACGCCGGCGATCTCGCCCTCGCACAGCACAAAGGCGGCATTGGCGAAATAGCTGTAGGTGGTGACGCGAGGGCCACCCTTCGCCCCGCGGCGCTCGGTGCGGCTGTCCTCCTCGAAGCGCGTCGCCCAGATCATCGTCCCGCCGACCCGCATCGTGCCGTAGACGCGCGGCAGCCCCGCGCCCTCCTCCGCCGAGAACGGCCGCGGCCCGGTCAGGCGCGGCCCTTCATGGTGCTCGAAGCTGCTGATAAGCGCGCGGTCCAGCGTGTAGCCGAGCATCGCGCCGGCGGCGGAGCCGAGCGCCGACCCGATCGGCCCCAGAACGCCGCCGAGAAGCGCGCCGGCCGCCTGGAGAAGTATCGTCGCCATCTAGAACTCCGATGCTGTGGAAATGCCGTCCGGCTGCGGAAAGCGGAACACACCCGCGATGCGCCGCCGCCATTGCGGCACGAGCGGCGAGACCATCACCGAATGCCCCTCATAGGCATGGATGAAAGCGTCCGGCCCGATCGCGATCCCGCAATGCTTGGCCGGCAGCTGCGGCCGCCACCTGAACAGCAGGATGCGCCCCGCCGCCGGCACCTGCTCGCAGGCGTCGCAATGGCGCAGCGCCGCCGCGAGCAGCCGGTCCTGCCCCCCGGCCTCCGCCCAGTCGCGCGAATAGGCGCCGGCCTGCGCCGGCTCCGCCCCGTGCAGCTCCCGCCAAACCCCGCGCACGAGGCCGAGGCAATCGCAGCCGACGCCTCTGAGGCTCGCCTGATGCCGGTAGGGCGTGCCTTCCCAGCACATCGCCAGCGCGACGACGCGCGCATCCCACACACCGGCCTCCATCACGGCACCACCGGCCCGCCGTCGAAGGTCTCGTCTTCCGTGACATAGGCATAGGCCTGGTCGTTGCCCGGCAGATGCGGGAAACCCTGAAAATTCAACTGGTTGGAAAACTTCGCCTTGCAGGTCGCAAAGCGCTTGTCGCAACCCGCGACGATTCCGAACCCATCGCCCTCCGCGATCGCCGGCCCGTTGCGCGGCAGCAGGGTCAGCGCCACGCCGTCATCCTGCCTGCGATGAACGATCACGCGTTCAGCCTCGCCCGACCGCGCCCCGCTGGTCCAGCTCAGCACGCCATGTGTGAACCAGCCTTCCGCGAAGCCGTCGAGCCCACCCGCCCGGATGCTCCCCGCCCGATCCGCATCCAGCACCGTGCCAGTCCCGCTCAGCGCGCCGCCCAGCACCACGCCGCACCGCGCATCGCCCAGTTCGGCATCGCAGTTGCGCCGCACCAGACGCCCGCGCACCACGTCGAGCGCTCGCCCAAACCCTTCCAGCGTCGCCACGAACGCCCCGTCGGCGCGCTTGATGCCGGCAACCGTCGCCTTGCCGACCACCCGGAAGGCGGTCGGGTCGCGCCAGTTGACCACCAGCGTCTCCACGACGGCCGCGTCGTAGCGTCCGTCGATGATGTCGCCATCCGTCACGCGGATGGAGGAAAGCACGCCCTGCACATCGGCGCTGTCGATCGCCAGCCCGAGCGACTGCCGCGCCTCCGAGGTCGTGAACCCCGTCTGCGGCTCGAACAGCGTCCCGTCTACGGTTAGCGGCATGTCATGGTCGGTGAAGCCCATCACCGTCCCGTCGGTGCGGGTCAGGCGCCAGCAATTGCACAGCGTGGTGATCGGCTCGGCGAGATAGGGAGTAAGCGCATCCGTCACAGCAGCACCTCCACCAGCGGTATGCTAGGCATCTGTCCCGCCCGGAAACTGGCGAGGTTGGCCGACAACTGATCCGTGTCGAAGCGCACCGGCACGTCAAAGGAGAAGCCCGCCGTCACCGCCTTGCCCCCGGCCGGGATCGCACCCGGCGCAAACAGGATCTCCCCTGTCGCGGCATCGAGCGTGAAATCCGTCCCTTCCACGCGCTCCACACCATCCACCGCCACGCGCACCGTCCCCGCCTGCGGCTTCACGATCGGCCGCAGATAGGCATCGTCCCCGCCGCCATAAGCCTTGACCAGCTGGAACGCCGCGCGCTCGCCATCGCCCTCCCCGAGCGTCTGGTCGAACGGCGTGATCGCCTGGCCCGGCCCCACCGAGCGCATGTCGAACGGGTCGCGAAAGCGGAACGCATGAAGCGAACCGCGCCGCGCCTCGAAAAACGCCATCACCGTGTAGAGATCGTCGATCGAGCGCAGCCCCGTGCCGGCATCGTAGCGCCGGCGCGAGCGCGCCGTGCGCGCATTCCGGTGCTCGCGGCCGGAGCTCAGCGCCACGATCTCGGTGCGCCGTTCCGGCCCGCCGGTCGTGCCGAAGGACAGCGCCACCGGAAAAAGGACTTCGTGAAATCCTTCGCTCATCATCGCCTCAAAGCGTGCGTGTGCCGCGCGACACGGCGCGGGCGAGCATGCCCGACAGCTGAGCCTCGGATTTGCGGAAGGACGCCGCATCCGGCGTCGACACGTTGAACACCACCGTCACACCCACGCCGCCGCCTGCGGCTACGCCCAGCCGTCCATCCGCGCCGCGCTGCAGCGGCATGATCGCCTCCGGCCCGGCCTCGCCCATCAGGCCGACATTGCCGCCGCCCATCGGGAAATAGCTCGGCGCGGCGACGACCCCGCCGGCCGCGAACGGCACCACGCCGCCGCGCGCAAACGGCAGAATACTGCCGAGCCCGCCGAAAAGGTTGCGCAGCAGGCCGCCGAAGAGATTGCGGAGCGGCGACAGGCCCTGCTCCAGCGCCATGGAAGCGAGGTTCAGCGCTAGCCGGCGCAGCACGTCCTCCAGCGAGCGCCCGGACACCACCGCGCCCTTCAGCGCGCCGGTCAACTGGCCGCCGAACCGTTCGGCGAGGTCGCCGAGATCGTTCAGCGCCTCCGTGAACTGCGTCGTGTCGGCATTGATGCGCACTGTCACGTCATCGGGCATATCCGGTCCTCTCATGGGTCGCGTCGGGGAAGCGCCGCATCAGCGCGTCGAGCGCCGTGCGCGCCGGCGCATCGCGCCCGCCGCGCGGCATCAGCGCCGCCATCTCGCGCGGCGTGCACCGCCAGAAGGCGGAAGGGTGAAGCCGCAGGCGGCTGAGTCCGAAGGCGATCATCTCGTCCCAGGGAAAAGGCTGCGCCCGGTCGCCTGCGGCAGTCACGGGTTTTGGGGCGCGTCTCCCGCGCCGCCGAATGTGGCGGTCAGCAGTTCAGAGGCGATCGCGGCGAAGCCCGCGGCACCCCCGTCGCACTGCATCGCCATCACCGCATCGTCGGCGATGTCGTTGCCCGCGCCGCGCAGCCCGGCCCCGATGATGCGCACGAGATCCGATGCCGATAGCTTCCCGGTCGAGAACCGCGCCACCAGCGCGCCAAGATCGTCGGCGGCGAAGGCGCTTTCCAGCTCCGCCAGCGCGCCCAGCGTCAGGCACATGAGGTGCGGACGCCCGTCGAGGGTCGCGACGATCTCGCCGCGTCGTCTGTTGGGGTGCATCAGGCCGCCTCGAAGCCGATGGCGCCGGCCGATTCCAGCGCGACCTCGAACGTCACCTCGCCGTCATGGCTGCCGCCATATTCAAGCGCGGTGATCTGGAACGGCCCCGCCACCGTGCCGAAATCGGGAATGGCGAGCTGCCAGACCCCCATCCGCCCGTCGAAGAAGGCCTGCCGCATCAGCGTGTCGGAGGCCGCATCCTTGAAGATGCCGGCGCCGCTCACCGAAGCGCGCTGCACGCCGCTGCCCCCCAGCAGCTCGCGCCAGCGCCCGGCGGAATCGGCGTCTGTCACATCCACCGCCTCGCTGTTGAAGGCGAGTCGCTTGGTGCGCAGCCCCGCAACCGTCACGAAACTGCCGGCGTCCTCGTCCCTGAGCTTCAGGAGAATATCCTTGCCCCGTTGAGCGACCATGCGGCCCCTCCTTTCAGAAATGTCTTGAATGGAATGAAGCGGCGGTCAGGCCGCGGGTTCGGTCACGGCGCGGAAGCGCAGCAGGCCGTGATGCACCGAAAGGTCCTCGTCATAGACGATCTCGGAAAACTCCATGCGCAGGCTCACCAGATGGTGGCCGTCCATGGCCAGGGAGGCATCGTTGAGGCAGGCGCCCACGCGGTCGATGATCGCGTGCACCTCCTTCTTCCCCTGCGCCTTCGACCAGACATGGATCGTCAGCAGCTGTTCCGTGCCGCTCTCGGTGCCCGTGCTCCAGTCGTAGATGCTGGTCCTGCCGAAGGTGATGTAGGGAAACTGCACGCTGGCCGGCGCCAGGTCGTGGATGCGGCCCGCCCCGATCACGCTTTCGAGACCGGCATCGGCGGCCAGCGCCGAAAAGATCGCCTTCTGGAGCTCAGCGGCCGACGCGGACATGGTCCCTCCCCGGCTCCCGCCGTGCAATGTCACGCGCCTGTCTTTCCGGATCGCCCGTCGCCGCCATCCCGTCAGCCCGCAAGGAAGTCACAGTCTCGGCCGCATTGTGCGCATGCCAGCGCAGCGCGCGCAACATGCCGTCGAGCGTGATCTGCATCGTCACCTTCATGGCAGCGCCTCCTGCGCCAGGCACACCAGATAGCGGCCCGTCTCGTCGGGATCGTGAACCGTGCGTATGTCGAAGAACCGCCCGTCGCGCGCGAAGCGCATGCCGCTTGCCACGCCGCCGCGATGGCGCAGCGTGATGCGGTGGCTCACGCTCTCCAGCGTCTGCCCGGCACCGAAGCGGCTGTCGGCCCGCAGCGGCTCGACATGGGCGAACAGGCTGCCGGTCTCGACCCAGTCTTCCGTCCGCCCGCCCATGCCGTCCGCGGTCGCCACTGATGCCATCAGCCGCAGCTCGGTCCGCAGCCGGCCCGGATCGATGAAGGACACTTTCATGCCAGCCTCCGCGGAATGTAGGTCGCCAGAAGCCGCGTATAGCCGTCCGGAATGGAGACCGGCTGGCTCGCCGCCCCGAAGGATGCGCGGAACTCATACCAGTGCGCCACCAGCATCAGGATGGCGCGCCTGAGCAGGTCGGGCACGTCCGCGCCCGCCTCGCCGAAGCCGGCGCGGAAATCGACCTCGATCCCGTTCATCGTCCGCAGCCGCCCGGGCGGCTGGCGGAAATGCAGCCGCGCCGGCGTCGAGACGGAATCGAACAGATAGGTCTCCGGGTCCAGCACCCGCGCCTCCCCATCGGCGCCATAGGCGGTCACGGAGAGGATTTCCTTCACCGGTCCCCGACGCAGACGCACCGTGGACGAGCGCGGCACATCGTCGAGCGCCAGCCGCCAGTCCTGGTCGATCAGCGCCAGCGAGGTGGTGCGCTCGACCTCTTCGGTCGCGGCCCCGACGAGGCTGCCGATCAGCTCGTCCTCCGAGCCATGTGCGATGCGCAGCACCGCCTTCGCCTCCGCGACCGAGACCGGCGTCGCGCTTGGCGCGACCGTTCTGAACAATGTCATTTGCTGCTCCGTCGCTGGTCATGAAATCCGGGCGGTCCCGGCAGGAGATGGACCGGGACCGCCCTTGGCACGGCCTCGCGCATGTCTCCCGAAACTGGCCCCGGCTTCGGGACAAGGACATGCGCGGGAAAAAGGTCAGGCCGTGCCGAACTTGACCAGCTTGATGGCGTCGAAGTCCTGCACCCCGCCGCCGACGCGCTTGGTGGTGTAGAAGAGCACGTAGGGCTTGGCGGAATAGGGATCGCGCAGCACGCGCACGCCGGTGCGATCCACCACCAGATAGCCGCGCGCAAAGTCGCCGAAGGCGACCGGCGTGGCGTCGGTCGCGATATTGGGCATGTCTTCCGATTCCACCACCTGGAAGCCCATCAGCATGGCGCGGCCGCCCGGCGCGGCCGGCGGCTGCCACAGATAGTTCCCTTCGCCATCCTTGAGCTTGCGCAACGCCGCCTGTGTGCGCCGGTTCATCACCCAGCTCGCATTCTGCCGGTAGCCCGCCTTCAGCGCATAGATCGTGTCGATCAGCACGTCCGCCGGATCGTCGTCAGCGAAATCGCCCGCCTTGCCCGTCGCCACATAGCCGATCTTGCCCCACTCCCAGGCGCTTTCCGCCGCCTTGGTGTAGCTGAGAAACCCCTTCGGCTTGTTGGTGCCGTCGCCGCTCACGAAAGCGCTGCCCTCCTGCTCGGCGAACGCGGTCTCGATCTCCGACGAGATCCAGCGGTCGAGATCGACCACGCTGTCCTCCAGCAGCGCCGGCGTCGCCGCCGGCATGGCGTAGAGCTCGGCGGTGGGAAACTGCAGCTCGTCGAGCGTCGGGCTGTTGGTCTGCGCGCGCGCCGCCGTCTCCGCCACCCAGCCGACCGCCGGGCCGGTCACCGCGAAGGGCTTCTTCAGCACCGCGCTCGACACCTGCCGCACCGTGGCAATGGAACGGATCGGCGAGATCTGCGCCAGCTTTCGGCCGATCTCCTGCTCGATCACCGCCGGCACCAGATAGCCGCCGTCGGCAGCCGAGCCGTAGGACATCGCCTTCTGCTCGATCGCCTTGAGCTGCCGGTCGTCGCCGCTGCGCAGATAGGCGTCGAAGGCCTCCTTGTGCTCCAGCGCCAGCGGCGCCGCCGGCGCGCCGCCCAGCTCGGGCCGCGCGCGCTTCAGGATCAGGCGGTCCATCGCCTTCTTCTGCTCGTCCAGCGCGCGCGAGATGCGGTCGACCTTCTCGGCCATCACGACATCGGCCCCCATGCGGCTCTCGATCTGGCGCAGGCGCTCGTCATTGGCGTCCTTGAAGCCCTCGAAGGCCGACATGAAGTCGTCGAAGGCCGCGCCGATCTCGCCGCCTTCCGCGCTCTTGGTTTCGGGTGCATGGATGTGGTCGAATTTCATCTGTAGCGGTTCCTCTGCTTGAACAGTCGTGCGGCGCGGCGGATCGTCCCCGCCAGGCCGGATTGGGATTGGAAGGGATGTTGCGGAAGGCGCTGCCGCGCGCCCTTCACCTGCGTCACGCGCGCCTCGGGCAGCATGGGAAAGGTCACGACGGAGATTTCCCAGAGGTCCGCCTCGATTATCCTGCGGATGCCGCTCTTGGCTTCGCCCCGCGCCCGCACCGAGCGGAAGCCGATCGACAGCCCGTCGAGCGCGCCGCTGCGCATCAGCGCATGCACGTCGCGCGCCCGCGCCGAGCCCAGCGCCAGCCGTCCGCGCACGAACAGCCCGCGCTCGTCCTCCCGCACCTCCTCCCAGAAGCCGATCGGCTCCTTGGGGTCGTGCTGGAAGAGCATGCGGATGCCCGCCGCGCCGCGCTTGGCGAGCGACGCCGAAAACGCGCCGGGCTCCACCACGTCGCGCCCCAGATCGACCTTGCCGAACAGGCTGGCATAGCCGCTGAAACTGCCCGTCGCGCTCACCTTCTCGATTGCGACAGGCACGAATTTCCGTTCGCGGACCGCCGTGGCCCCCGCATCATCCATCATCGTGCTCCTCAAATTTATTCGGCCGGCGGAACCGGCTTGCGGCCCAGCGCGCGCTGAAGCAGCCCCAGCGCCCACCATGCGCAAAGGCTGGCCGCGGCCGAGCCCATCAGCATGCGCTCGCCTGGTCCCAATGCCGCGCCGATGCCAAGCTCCGTCGCCAGCTTCAGCCCCGCGGCCCCACCGAAGACGAGGCCGCACGCCACACCCACGGCAAACCGTATCGCCGCCTCGCGCCGGCCGCTCGGCAGCACATAGGCCAGCGAGATCGCCGATCCGGCAACCGCGCCGCCGGCCTTCGCCGCCCAGAGCCACACGCTCTCGGGAAGGTCGTTCATGAGAGATGTCCTCTTCAAGAGCGAATAGCGAATAGTGAGTAGAAGCGCGGCTTGCCGCCCTATTCACTACTCACTATTCGCTACTCGCTATTCGCTTTCCCATACCCCACCGCTTCCCGCTTCTCGTCATCGCTCAGGAACGTCGCGGCGTTGACCCGCTGCCACAGCGCCTCGCGCTCGCTGGAAAGCCCGTCCACCTGGTCCAGGTCGATGCCGAGGCGAAGGTCGCCGCCATAGGCCGGCGCGAGCCAGGCCGTCAGTTCGGCCGCGATGCGCGCCGCCAGCGGCAGCACAGTCAGGCGGTAGAAGGCGCGGTTGGCCTCCTGATAGTTCGCATAGGTATTGTCGCCCGGAATGCCGAGCATCATCGGCGGCACGCCGAAGGCCAGCGCGATGTCGCGGCTGGCGGCATTGCGCGCCTCCACGAAATCCATGTCCTTCGGCGTCAGGCCCATGGCCTTCCAGTCCAGCCCGCCCTCCAGCAGCAGCGGGCGTCCCGCACGCGCCATGCCGGTATAGCCTTCCTCCAGCTCCGCCTTCAGCCGCTCGAACTGCTCGTCGCTCAGGTTCCCGCCATCCTTCGGCCCATAGACCAACGCACCGGAGGGCCGCGCGGAATTGTCGAGCAGCGCCTTGTTCCACCGCCCGGCCGCATTGTGCAGGTCGAGCGCGGTCAGCCCTGCCTCCAGCGGCGCGAAGCCGTAATGGTCGTCCAGCGGATGGAAAAGCGCGATATGCAGCCCGCCCGCGCCGCTCTCGCCCAACGCGATCCGCCGCTTGTGCGCGCCCAGCCGGTAGTCGATCGCCACCGGCCAGCCATGCGCGTCCGGCACGATGCCCACCCTGTCCGGCCGCAGCAGGTGCAGCTCACGCATGTCGCTCAGCCCGGCCACCGCCTCGCAGAAGACGTTGCCGGAGATCAGCAGATAGCCGTAGAGCGCCTCCTTGAAGCTCTGCCCCGCCTGCCGCTGGTTCGGCCGCGCCAGAAGGTCCAGCAGAGGATGGCCCTCCAGCTCTTTCCTTCCCTCATAGAGCAGCCATGGAATGGCCGCCGCCGCCTCCGAAACCAGCTTCACCGCCCGGTGCGCCACCGGGTTTCGCATGAACCCCTCGCGCGCCAGACCGGCATAGTCGCGGCGCGTCCAGTTCGCCTCGCCCTGCATGTGAAGCGCCACGAAGCCGTGGCCGGACTTACGTTCCGCCGCCTGCCCGGCGTGCTCATTCGTCCACGGCCATCGCCATGCCATTGCCTGCCACCTTTCGCTATTTCAGGTTGCGCACGCGCGGCTCACCGCCGCGACCCAGCGCCAGTTCCGTTACCGCCCAGACAAGGGCATCGACCCGGTCGGGCGAGCGCCCGTCCGACAGCCCGTCAGGCCCGAAGTCGCACATCTCGTCCTCGAGCGCGGGAAAACGCCGCGCATGCACCACACGCCCTTGCGCATAGAGTGCCGCGACCGGTTCGGCGCGCAGCCACTTCCCCCGCGTCGCCCGTACCGTCTTCACAGGCACCGCCGGATCGACGGCGCGCAGCACCGCCGCCACCATGTCGCCGCCCTGATTGACCTCGACCACCACGCAATCGGCGTCATGCCTCTCGTAGAGCGCCACCACCTTCGCCGCCCACGCATCCGGCCTGGCCGCATGCACGGTGCCGTCCTCGATCACCAGCACGCGTCCGTCATCCATCGCCCCCGCAACGACGATGCCGCAGGCGTCGGAAGCGGCATGGCTGCTCGCCGCCGGATCGACCGACACGACGATGCGCCGCAATTCCCCGCTCGCGGAAGCAACCGCCGCTTCCAGCGCCGCCCGCGACCACAGCGCGTCGTCCCGGTCCTCGATCAGCAGCCCTTCGAGCTCCTGCCGGCCGAGCCGCGTGCCGCCATAGCGGCGCTCCACCGCAGCCATGAACCCCGGCGCCAGATTGCCGGCATTCTCCCGCGTGCCCATGCGGCTCACCCGCACGCCCGCTTCCCCGAGCAGCCTTTTCAGCAGCGGGATCGGCCGCGGCGTCGTGGTCAATATCTGCCGCGGCGCCTCGCCCAGCCGCAGGCCGAACTGGAGCATGTCGAAACACGCCTCGACATTCCTCCATTTGGCGATCTCATCGCACCAGGCGGCGTCGAATTGCGGCCCGCGCAGGCTGTCGGGATCTTCCGACGAGAATATCTGCGCCACCGCGCCATTGTCCCACAACAGCCGCCGCCGGCTCGCCTCGAAGCGCGGCCGGTCGCGCCGCGCAATCGTCACGATGCCGGAGGGCCCGTCGATCATCACCTCGCGCACGTCGCCCAGCGTCTCGCCCACCAGCGCGATCTGCCCGTATCGCCGCAACGCGAAGGGCGGAAAACCGCGCACATGCGCATCCACCCATTCCGCCCCGAGCCGCGTCTTTCCCGCGCCGCGCCCGCCCAGCACCAGCCAGATCGGCGACGGCATTCCGAACGGCAATTGCGCCAGCCGCGCGGTGGCGATCCATTCGTCAAGAACCAGCTGCCGCTGGCGCGGCGTCAGCTTTGTCTGCAACCAGTTCGGCTGCAT